TCGCTACGATGCTGAATTGGATTCAATTGTAGGGATGTTAGATGAAATGTCAATTTTTAAATCGTTACATTCTGGATTGAAGTCTGAGGACTTAAGTCCAAAGGAGATTTCAGCCCAGAATATCGATGGGGCGCTACGTGAATGGTTTTTTCACGGTAGAGAAATTTTTGATGTGAGATTGGAACAAATGAAGGAGGTCGCTGAGACTTCCGGTGTTTTTCCTCTAACTCTCGGGGTGGATTTTGATGATCGTGTCCTTCATTGGAAGGAGAAATACGATAATTAGAATCCAGTAACATGGACCAGCATGTCTTTAAACTGCAAATTTTTGGACCTGCATGTCAATAATCTGCAAATTTTTGGTTCTCCAATTGGCCTATAATGGGTGATAAAATTCTTTTTCTTTTGGCCCTTTTCTATTATGGAAGCCCTGGTAATTGTAGAATAGTTCCATCCGCAAGGATGAGGGGAGTTATTTAGCTCCGGCTTGTGCCATTATTTTCGTTAAGTCGGATATTTGAACGCACAAAACCCTAGAAAACATCCCTTGGGAGGACCTCAGTTGAGCCCTGAGCCTCCATCAAGTATATATTTCTAGCTTGCTACTAATTTTAAAGCGCAACCCCCAGCGCATAAGGGGGAAAGTAGTTCTACTGACTTAAGTGTAGAAGACACTCAGCACATTGTACATTGCTTTGTACCCCAGTCTGGAGAGACTGGAGTGGGAGTAAGTACTGGTGCTGACCATGCCACAGAACAGTTAGTTGGGTTTAACGACCAAACTGCTGGCTGGATGACAGATGTCAAGGCTGGATATGATGATACTATGGATACTGCAACCAAGGTTGGAAGTGATTTAGGTGCGTTTTTGGAACGTCCTGTAAAATTGACTTCTCAAACTTGGGCTGTTTCAAACCCATTATTCTTTAAGTTAAATCCTTGGGAAGAATTTCTTAGCGATCCTTTTGTTAGGACCAAAATTGCTAATTATGAGCTTCTCCGAGGTACTATGCATATCAAAGTGTTGATTTCTGGTACAGGATTTCATTATGGACGCGCTCTCGTGTCATATAATCCTCATGCGGCGTTTGACCAACTTGCTGTAACAAGAAATTTTCTCGATGTTGATCTTGTGCAAGCTAGTCAAAAGCCACATATTTATTTAAATCCCTCAAAGAATGAGGGTGGTGAAATGAGTTTACCATTTTTCTTTCCAAACAATTATATGTCCCTGTCTAAGAATGAGCAAAGCCTTATGGGCGAACTAACAGTTAAGTCGTTTAGTAATTTGTCTCATGCTAATGGAGGTAATGATCCCGTCACTGTTCAAGTGTGGGGTTGGATGGAAAATGTTTCTCTCACTATGCCTACTAGCATCACGCCATTCTCACCCCAAGCGGGTGGAAAGCCAAATCCAAAGAAGAAAACTGGAGGAGGCACTATGAATAGTGGTGATGAATATGGGAAAGGTATAATTTCTCGACCTGCTTCTGCAATTGCTAAAGCGGCCGGGTTATTAGAAACTATTCCCATGATAGGACCTTATGCGCGTGCTACCGGTATGGTAGCATCAAAGGTAGGAGATGTTGCATCTTTGTTTGGATATTCTAGACCTGCTGTATTAACAGATACTGTTATTCAAAAACCTAGTCCAACTGGTAATTTAGCCAATGTAGATGCACCCGATGCCGTTAATCGTTTAGTACTTGATTCCAAGCAGGAATTAACTATTGATTCGAGAACTACGGGTTTAGACGGTGAAGATCAGATGAGTATTGATAGTATTTGTACTAGAGAGTCTTATTTAACTTCTTTCACAATGTCTCCTTCTGACGCTCCTGAAAAGTTACTATGGAATTCATATGTGACTCCGACTTTAGCACGTGTCAATCAAGAAGAAATTCACATGACACCTATGTGTGCTATGTCTCAATATTTTGAGGAGTGGCAGGGTACTGTCAAATTTAGATTTCAAATAGTGAAAAGTCAATTTCACAAGGGTCGTCTTTTGGTGAGATATGACCCTAGATCTTTCGGTTCAGATGTCAATTATAACACGAATTATTCGCGTATTGTTGATCTTGCTGAAGAGGAAGATTTTGAGATCGAAGTCGGTTGGGGGCAAGCTCGCCCCTTTCTTAAGACTTTTGATGCCGGATCTGATTTTTCCACATTATATGGAACAACACGGTTGACCACAGATAGCTCCGATTTATTTAATGGAGTGCTAGAGGTTAATGTTGTTAACAGTCTGGTTTGTCCTTCAGAGGATTCAGATATTCAAATTATTGTTTCTGTCTCTGCATGTGACATGAAATGGGGAGCTCCCTCCCCTACTCAATTGAAGGATTTGCATTATTTTCCTGAAGTTATTGCTGCTGCAAAGTTTGCCCCTCAAAGTGGAGAGGTTGACGCTTCAGGAGAATCTGCTGTTTCAGGCCAACCTTTAGGTTCTAACTCGTTAGATCCAATTAATAAGAATTTGGTACCTGATGATCATACGATGGAGATTTTCTTTGGGGAAAGCCCTACATCGATACGGGAATTGTTCCGACGTTACGTGCATGCTAAAACGTATGTTGCTCCCACGAACAATGACGCACAGGCAGTTGTTGTTGGTAAATACTTTTTGAAAGGTCTACCACCACAAACCGGTTTCGATCCGGATGGTGATGATTTGACCCTTAATGGTGTTACCAAAGGAACTATTGGAAATACAAGTCCTATCTCATATTTCTCCCCAATGTACGCCGGTTGGCGTGGGGGGTTGCGGCACAAACTTTTATTTGCGAAAGTCGGTGACGTCGACTCTAATCCGTCTGCAACACGAGTTGGTTTTGTTGACTCTGTTGGTTGGCTATCAGAAACTTAT